CATCGGCCCATACACCGGCACGCACATCAATGGTACGACCTTCGGCAATGCCCAATGGACGGCCATGCGCCAAGTTCTGTTCGGGCTGACAGACAAGCCGTTTGTGACGCTGGCGCATTCCTTCATTGATATTCCGATGGCTGACACATTCCACTACACATCCGATGGATATGTGGAAGCAGGCCGACGCGCTGCACTGTCTATGCTCAAATCGCTTGGTGAGATTGCTTACGATGGGCGTGGGCCAATCATTACCGGGGCCACTCGTTCCGGGGCGACCATCACGCTCCAGGTTAATTTGAATGGGGCAAGCTCAATTGCGGGGACTGGTCTTACGAACTACGAAGTCTCGACCGATGACTTCGCTACGGTGAAGACAATCAGTAGTGCCGCCGTGTCTGGAAGCAATATTGTTATCACGTTGTCTGCTGATCCGGGGGCGCCAGTCAAAGTCCGCAGCTTCTACGGCATGACTTTCGGCACACCGGCATTTGCAATCGGTACATACCCCGATGCTTCGACGATCATGGTCGAGCCGCTGTATGTGCCGATTACGTCTAACTGATGGTTTAAATATGAATCCATCCGACTTCTGGAAGACGAACAAAGAACTGTGGGATATTACCCCAAGGAACGAGCGGCACCCAGAGGTCGGACTTTCACAAGTTTTGATGCGTAGCTGTGTTGGTTCAGTGTTTGAGTTTGGCTGTGGTGATGGGCGTCTATCTGCGTTGTTTGGGGCTGATTCTTATGCGGGGTATGACATCAATCTGTATGCATTGGAAGCGGCAAAAAAAGCAAACCCAAATCACAAGTATGTAACTGAATGGGAAAAGGCAGATACCTTTCTTGCCCATACTGTACTGTTACATGTGCCTGATGATGAGATACAAGCAGTAATCGACAAAGCCAAAGAATATCCGAGAATTGTTATTGGTGAGGTGATGGGAAGAAAATGGCGCAGGGAAGGGAATCCACCTGTGTTTAATCGCCACCCAGACGAATATGCTGAAATGGTAGGGCGCTGGCCTGAAATAGAACTTGTCCCGTACCCTAGATATAACTGCAACCTTCACTTGCTGATATTCAAATGAAAATTGCTTGCGTATTGCGCTCAGGAGGGGATTTTAAGCCAGAGCATGTGAGATGGTTAGCAAAGCAGGTTCCCGGCCTTGTATGCCTGTCTGATTTAGATGTGAAGGGTGTTGAGACTATCCAGATGCAATACGATTGGCCGGGGTGGTGGTCAAAGATGGAAATGTTTAGCCCATTACTTGATGGCAATGTGCTAATGATAGATTTAGATACAGTTATTCTAAATTTGCCGGATGAGCCAAAAGAAACAACAGTATTGCGCGACTTTACGATGCCTGAGCTAATGGGTTCAGGATTGATGTATGTAACTGCCGAAGATCGTGCAAGAGTATGGGCTGAATGGATTAAAGACCCGCAAGGAAATATAAAGAAGTGCCAAAGCTGGCCTCGTTATGGTGATGGCGGATTTTTGCAAGAGATCATCGGCGATTCGCAAAAATGGCAAGACATTGATATAGTTCTAAGCTATAAAGAACACTGTAAAGATAAATTAAAAGATGGGGCTAAGGTGGTCTGTTTTCATGGACTGCCTAGACCGTGGCAGATTGAAAATGAATGGGTTCCTAGATTGGAGTTTTCTGGCATGAATGATTTTCGTGAGCTTATCCTAAAGCACAAGGGCAAAAAAATCTGCGTCATGGGTGGCGCACCTTCGCTTGAGGAAGACTTGAAGAGTGTGGAAGCTGATATTTATATCAGTGCGAATGCTCACGGCGTTGAGTTTATCGAGCCTGATTACATCGTTGCTATGGATGAGCGCCATTCAAAGCACAATGATGCCCCAATGGGTGATTGGCTACGCGCAAAGGTTTCAGCCCCAATCATCAGCCCTCACTCATACGCTGACTACCGTTTAGGGCATTGGCCGCAGCATCCACGTTTCGTTCTTTCTGGCATGATTGCGACTTGGGCGGCATGGGCGATGGGCGCAAAGGTAGTGATTCTTGCTGGCTTTGATGCTTATGGCGGTGATGATGGCTACATCAATGAGGCAAGAAAGATAGCCCATGATGTACCGGGTAATGTCCGTGTTGTGTCTGGCTGCTTGCAACAAGTTTGGCCTGCTTATGATAAAGCTGAGAAGTTAGGCCACTATAAGCCTCACCCAGCCATTGAAGCGCTATTAGGTATCAGCGGAATGATTAAATGTCGAGTAAATAAGCCTACAAAGGTAGGGCTGATTGAATATAAGAAGGGTGATATTTTCACTGGCCTACGCCATGAAGTATCACGATTAATCAAGCATCGCATGATGACTGAAATCTAATGAAAAAAGAAGACTTCCAAAGCGGAAAGATTTACTCTGCACATTTTTGCCAGTTCCCGGCTGATCTATTCACGGATGGGGGTTATGGTGATAGTCGTCGTCTTCGCGTTGATGTAGCGCAAACTGGTTTCTTTGCTGGGCATGAGTTCCGTACATTTCAAGAGTTTAGCCTAACCGATGGGCAGACTCATGTAGTAAAGGCGGTATTTGACGTCAATACTATTATCTTTGGGCTTGATGTTTCCCTAATCTCTGGGCAAGTAAAGGTAGAAACAATCACAGGCGGTACAGAAGGAGGCACATTTTCTACGACATTGCCGATATTCCACAAAAACTCAATGTCTTCTGTCCCTAGTCCTGTTTATTCTCATACAAATGTACTTTCGTCTGGTGGTACTGTTACAGGCGGAACGGTGATTGATGTGCTTCTAAATAAGACATCAGGCAATGCAAATCATGCTGGTTCTATTGGGGTTGGTGCTGTCGATGAGACTGGCTTTAGTGCTGGGACGTATTATATTAAAATCACAGCTACAGGATCAACGCAGGGCGTTCTAAAGGTTCGCTGGGAGGAAAGGCCATGAGCCTAATTGTAGAAAATGGCACGATTGTTTCCGGTGCTGAATCTTATATGAGTGTTGCAGAAGCAGACACCTATTTTGCCAATCGTGGCAATTCAACATGGGCGGCTCTTACCACCACAGAAAAAGAGGTTGCCTTGCGTCTTGGCTGTGATTACATGGAAGCCAATTACTCGACGCGATGGTGCGGTGAAAAGGTAAGCGAGACTCAGCCTTTATCATGGCCGCGTTCTGGCACGTTCCTTGCAAATAATGTTGTCCCTGATGTTGTCAAACGTGCTAACGCTGAACTAGCCGTTCGATCAACTTCAAGCTCATTGCAGGCAGATCAAAGCCAAGCCGTTAAGGAAGAGACTGTCGGCCCTATTTCTGTCGTATATCAGGATGGCTCACGAAGCTCTGTTACGTACCCAGCAGTGAATAACATGCTTCAATCGTCAGGCCTGATGTGCGGTGGCTTCAATCAAATTGCGGTAGTCAGATCGTGAGCTTTAACTACATCGGCACTGCTGCAACTGCTACCAGACTGTTGGAACGGTTTGGCAACGCTTGCACATTGAAACGTGAAGTTGCAGGCGCTTACGATCCCGCTACTGGATCAGCCACAGTCACGACTACAAGCCTATCGACTACAGCGGCAGTATTTGCCTATGAGCAGAAATATATCGACAACACCTTAATCCTTCAAGGCGATCAACTTGCCTACATGAAACCATCAGTAGAGCCGAAACAAGGCGACAAGCTAACTTGGATGACCAAGGATTACACCATCATTGCAGTAAAGCCTATATCGCCGGCTGGCACTCCTGTTTTGTTTGAGGCGCAGATTCGTGGCTAGTCAATTTGTCATGTCCCTTGATAAGTTCCGCGAGACTGTACCGGATAAGTTCGGGCAGATCATGCGAAAGGTGACTATTGACATGACAGGTAGGATTGTTCAACGCAGTCCGGTTGATACAGGCCGTTTCCGTGGTAACTGGTATGCATCAGTAGGCCAGCCAAAGCTAATAACAACCTTCAATACAGACAAGACGGGGCAGCAAACGATTCGCAGGGCAAACAGTGCAATTGGCTTATTTGATCCAGAGAAAGAACAAGACATTTGGATAACCAACTCGCTACCCTATGCCATCAGGCTTGAAAATGGGTGGTCTGGTCAGGCTCCAGCTGGGATGGTTGGAGTAACAGTTACAGAGTTCAACGATCTTCTTAAATCCGCAATGAAGGGTTTCAAATGAGCAACAAAGCTATTCGTGCGGTTATTGAGTCTCGACTGAATACATGGGCAACAACTAGAAACCCGGTATTGCCTGTCGCTTATGAGAATAAAGCATTCACCCAGCCAGCCGGTGTTTATATCGCAGGCTATCTGCTACCCGCAGAAACACAAGTAGATGACTTGCAAGGTTCTCACCTTCGTTATCAAGGGATTTACCAGATCAATGTATTTGCACCTATTGGCACTGGCCCCGGCGCTGCTGAGGCTATTGCAGACGAAATCAAGACTTTATTTCCAGTCAATCAATACTATACTTTGTCAGGCACAAGTGTATGGATTATTGGTGCTGTTACCAATGGTCGTGCTGATTCTATGGAAAATAGGTATATGATTCCTGTATCATTCCAGTATAGGGCTGATACAATTAGCTAACCCCGGAATTTCCGGTTCTTTGCCCATTAGGGCGTGTTTTAGGAGTATTTAAAATGGCTCTGATTCCTTTGCCTAATGGCGCACAAGCTGCACTCGCTACCACTTTATCCGCTGCAAAAAATGTTACCGCTGTAAGTAACGCCAATCCTGCCGTTGCGACTTCTGCCGCCCACGGCTACACGGACGGCGATGTTGGTCTTTTTACTTCTGGCTGGGTAAATGCTTCAAATAGCGTTTATCGCGTTGATGGTGCTACAACTGGCACATTCCAGCTTGAAGGTTTGGATACATCAAACACTTCGCGTTACCCGGCTTCTCAAGGTGCTGGCACGTTTAAAGAAATCACAGCTTGGACTGGCGTGACGCTGATTCCGACTTTTGAATACAGCGGCGGCGAAGCAAAGACCCTCGACATTTCCTATCTGGATGTTGAAAAGGATCGTCAGGCAATCATCGGCTCTACTGCCGAAGTCCTGAACTTCTCCAAAGGCCCAACAGTATTTGTCAGCTTGTCCGACATTCCCGTGAGGGCTTTTGTGAATTCACGGGTAGCCATATCAGCAGCAGCGGCCTTGTCTCCTGACTCCTGCAATGCCCTTACTTGGCGATATGTTGCAGGGGTCAGGAAGTTGTATTGCTCGTTTAAAGTGGTCAGCGCTTTAACTGGATCGGCAGCGATTGCCTTATACGATTTAATCGTATCTTCTACGGCTTGTCCGGTAGCTTTCTCCCATTTGATCGCGGCAGTCGAGGCGGCTTCAAGCTGAGTCTTGTTGATCGCATTGGCTTGTGCAAACGCGGTTACAACTTCTGACGCCTTGCCAATCGTGCCGGCGACTTGTGATACTGAGTTTGCCGTGTTAGCAAGTTCAGTTTGTGTTAATCCTATCTGATTTCCCGAAAGAATAAGTGCTTTTGTAAAAGCCTCAGACTCGGTTTGACCTTTTATGAAAGCAGTCACCAGCAAACCAACCGCACCCGCCGCAAGCGTAGCAGGGCCGACAAGAGCAGCCACATAACCTGCCACGGCTTTGAATGCAGGGCCAATGCCTCCGAAGGTGTCCTTTAATTGACCACCTTGCTGCATCAGTACCATCATTGGAGTTTGACCAGACGCTAGACCAGTGAAAATATCGGTCATCTGCATCGGCAATTGACGCATTGCAAACGCGGTTTGTTTCGCGCTGTTGCC